TGCGCTTCCGGCGTTAAGCGTGATCCTGCTTTAATCTCATCGTAATATTTAGACTTTTGCCCGTCTAAGTAGGCCTTGGCTTCTGCAACTTGCTCCTTGAACGCCAATTTTTTTCGTTTTATTTCACGATCATCATCTACGTCTTCATCGTAGTTGAACTTATCGTCCATCATAAAATCTATTTCTTCAGCCGATAAATGTGGCTTTGTTTTTTTATAATATTCTTGAAGAGCCGTCATGTTATCTAATGATTGAACATCTTGGTTTAACATTACGTAATCTTCTATTGTGCCGCCAGTTTCGTTCATAAAGTCTACCAACTTTTGAATATTTTCTGGTAGCGGTTCTCCTGTAGCTTCTGCTTCAACTTGAGCTTCTTCAACTTTTTCAACGAGCTCTTTTAAAGCTTCTGTAGGTTCTTCAGACGCTTCTTCAATAACTACTTCTTCAAGAGCGGGTTGTTCATCTTGAACGGTCTCTTCCCCTTGTGATACTTCTTCAACCACTTCTTGTACAGTTCCGGGTTGTTGATCTGTAGCCATGCTTGTTGTTTCTTGCTCTTTATTGGCATCTGTTAAATCTACTTTAATTACATCTTCTTCAACCGCTGGTTTACTAAGATCTACTTTTACTACATCACTTTGATTTGTAGTTTTTTTAATTCTTGGTTTTTTAATCTTTTGTTTTTCAACTGTATTATCTACAGTCTTCTCTTTTTTGTTTTCCATAATATAAAATATAAATTAATAATTATCTAGGTTCAAACCCACCTAAATCGAATCCACCTAAAACATCATTTCCAGCAGATTCAAATTTCTTTGGAGTGGATCCACTTTTTCTTTGATCTATAAGTTCACTAGCTTGTGAGGCTTGTATTCTAGTTCTTTCGTCTTTTCTATCTTCTTTTTCTTTTTCTCTAGACTTCATACCTTCAACCTCAGCTTGCTTTAACTGCATGTTCATGTTGAACTCCACTTGCATTAGTTGCTTCTTAATTTCAGCTTCCTGTTGAAGCTTTTGAACAGCTAATTGAGACCTCAATTGCTCTAATTGAGCTTCGTTTTGAGTCATTAATTGATTCTTTTGCACTTCTATTTGAGCTGCGTTTTGAGCGGCTTGAGTATTAGACTGAGTTTGCAATTGAATATTTCTTTCTTGCAACTGTTGATCTCTAGCTTGTTTTTGCTTTCTTCTTATTTTTAATAATTGATTAGCTAAGCTAACGTTTCTTATTTCTCTAAGATCTATAGCGTCTTCAAGATCTATATTTTTCTGAGCTAATGCTACCTGTATATTGTTTTCAAGTATTGCTTTCTCTTCTTCATCTGGAGCAAGTTCAATAAATATACCAAAGTCGTATAAGTGTAGCTCAGACATTTCTTCAAGCGTAGCTACATTGTGAGCTCCTATAGCTTGTATAAATGCGTCTTTAGTTGGAGAGTATTCTATTATATCAGATATACGCAGCGACAATGATTCCGCAACCTCTGCTGTTAAAAACAGACCAGCTTGCAATATATGTCTTGTTGCTGTATTTGAGTTTGCCGCTGCTATTTTTTGTATACCAACTAAAGCGTTTTTATCTGGAGTTGATCCATCACGAGCTTCATTAAGTCCTGTCGTGTCACGAATCATTTGTAAATAATAGTTGTAATTAGCTATTAAACTTTGTAGTTTTTGTCCACCGCTACCGCTTCTTATTTCTTGAATAGGTACTCGACCTGGATTCATATCGCCGTCAGCTGTCATTGATCGACCAATAACAGAACCTGTTTGGAAGAACATGTTTAAAGCTTCTTGTGGATTGTAGTTTGTTCCGTTTCCTAAATCTATTTCAGCTAAACCATCAGCGTCTAAATAAATACCATCAGGTATCATACGAGACATGACTTGCTGTAGCTTTAAATGCGTAAGTTGTATCATATCCGCAAAACCAGTGATACGACTAACTAGAGATTCAATGCGACCTTTATACATTCTTGGAGCGACAATACTATAGTTCATTTTAACTTTAGTATAATCACTTTTTGGTCGCATCATATTTTTAGACAACTCCCATTTAAGCAATTTATCTGTGCCAAGTATTAAAGCGCCTTCGTACAACACTTCTACTTGTTTTTGAAGTTTTGTAAAGTTAACCTCCATATCAGACGGAGGATTGAAAGTATCGTCTTTTTCTATTGCTTTATCAGCACCAGTAGCTGTTTCTTTAACTTTATATACTTCATTCATATAAGTTTTATAGTTAAAGTACAATACTTTTATTTTGTTGTTATCTTCTTCGTTATACACTGAATAATTATCAAATCTTTGATAACCTGTATTTTTTGCTAATTTCTCTAAATCTTCTTGAGATAAGTGTGGAAATTCTTTTACAAGTTCATTAACAGGTATAGATTTAACTTCACCAACATAATATATATCATCAAAATATGGAGACTCAGTATAAGAGTAAATTAAATCTGCTGGATCAACATATTTTATTGTTACGCCTTCTGATGTATTAAATTCTGTTTTTACAGCTCCAATACCTAAAACAGTTAAATCATAGTAAAATCTTTTTCTAATAAGATCATATTTATTACCGTTCATTAAGACATTCAACGCTTGCTCTTCTGCAAGTTCTACAGCCTGCTTATAACTAAGCTGCATGTGCAAAGCTAATTCCTCTTCTGTTTCAGGTAAAGTGCTAGGATCATTCTCGTACATATTAATACCAAACGCTCCGCTAACAAAATTATTGAAGTCTTTAGTCTTCATGTCTCTAAGTATACTTTCCATATACTCAGTTCTTTTTGCAACACCATAAGGATCTTGTGAATAAGCTTTTATATCATAAACTCTTTCAGACATGCCATTAACTACAATGTCTACGAATTTAGGTATAATAGGCACTGGCTTCCAGTCTAAGTTTAAATAAGATAAATCACCGTTAATTGATAATTCATCTTTGTATTTTTGTACTGATTGCTCTCCTCTAGCGTAAAGTCTTAAATTGTGAAAGTTTTTTTGATTGTGAGAATACAAACTATAGCTAGCGCCTATTCTACCGTGATTGTCAGAATACCATTCGCTTTCTATAGCTTTTGCAACTTTCAAACCATAATCATAGCTTATTTTTTCTAAATCACTAACTACTTGACTAGGGAAATAACTTCTTGTATTAATGTCAGCCATATTATTTTATTATTTGTGAAGAAAAGCCATCGTTATTATATCTAGCCATACTCACGTTTAATTTTGATTTTTCTTTTTTCATTACTGGAGTGTACAAATGTCTATTACACGCCATTATCGCTAAACCACTACTAATAGAAGCATCGTGCTTAGTTCTTTTATTTATATCAAATTTAGCCCAGTCGTTTAGCGTTTCGTTAAAATACATCGTGCCATACGTTCCGTCTTTTAAATGCCCAACGTGATCGTTGATATACATTTCAATCGCCGCAGCGTGAGCTTGTTTTATATCTTCACTAGAGTTTGGTATACCACCAATTTCTTTTTCAGTTACAGATAATTTATTCCAAACTTTATCTGGTCTATTCATGCTAAAACTTCTATATCCTCTTTTTCTAAAATGATATAAAAGTCTTGGTTTATTATTTTCCGCTAATATTGGCATACCGTAAAATACGCATGCCATAAGTACATCTTCAAAAAATATTTCAGCGGTCTGTGGTCTTGCAATATATTCTAAAAAAAACGTATTGGCTGGAGCTGATTCCATACTAAACTTAGTTAGTCCATGAAGAGATCCGTTGGATCCTCTACCATCAACAGTACCGCTAATATCATAACTATCGCAGCCAAAAGCGCCAATATGTTCATTGCCTGGGTATTTAATTCCATTTTTAAGTATTACTCGGTTTTGTAAATTTCTATCTGGAACCCAACTAACTTTGAATCTACCGTTAGGATCTGGATTAAAAATTACTTGAGTATCTTTAATCCCATTAACCCATTGAAATGATCCAGTTGTTACTACGCCTGAGTTTCTGCTGCCTTCGTTGTAGTCTATTTGCTCGTATATTTTAGTTAAATTAAATAAACTATTTTTCGTCTCATCTCTAAAAGCATGTTCTTCTGTTCTTGGAAACTGACGATAAAATTCATTTAAAGCATCTTGGTCATCTCTTAAACCGTCAACTTCGTTTTCCCAATGATTTATTACGCCAATATCAATTAATTGATTGTCTGGTCCGTATACATCATGATCTGGGTTATTAAATACAGGGAGTCCGTATCTGTCAATAAATCCTTCAAAGTTCCATTCCATTGGTATAAACAGAGAATATAAACCAGACTTTGTTTGTCCATTACGATTTCGTTTTCTAACATCTGAATCATTGTAAAGCTTTTTAAAGTTATCGCCACCTTTGTCTAAAGCGTTTGAGGTTGAACCCATCAAACACTTACCTATAATTCTACTACCTAATCGTAAACAGGTTTTTGTTACTCTCCAGTTGTTTAATATATTGTCTGGTCTTTCCCACTTACCACTTTCATCGTGTACTAATAGATTTAATTTTTCACCGTCATAACTATTGTCTCCAGTGTTTTTCCAATCTATAGTTGTATCAAGTCCAGCTAGTTCTTCTTGCTTTTCGTTTGCTGTAATTTTTTTACGAGTGAATTTGCTAGCTGGAACACGATAAGCCAATTCTGATTTGGGTCTATCCATACCATCTTGGATAGGTTTGAAAAAGAAAGGATAATTAATCGATATAGGCACGACTTTATCGGTAAACATTTTTTTAGCATCAGCCCCTGATTTAGATAATATACCGAATCTACTATCACTTGATATTGTAGCTTGATTTACTGTTTCTGCAGACGACATAAACGAAAAACCACTACGTCTATTTTTTAAATAACACATACCGTAACATCTGGCGTCTGCTTTGCAAGCTTCCCAAAATATATAGAATAATCTATTAGCTTCCCTAAAGTCTGGAGCGCCTACGTCTATTTTACTCCACTGTAAATACATGTAGTGAGTTCCGGTAATATAAGTTGGAATACCATTGTTTTTAAACCAAAAGCCCTCATCTCTTCTTTTGAATTCTTCATCTATATAATCGTACCATTGCTCTTTTTGCTCTTCTGGATAAGCTCTCCAGTCGAATATACTTTTAAGTTTGCTTAATTCCTTAGGTTGATCAAACTGACGCCATCTATTTTCTTCGTTAGAATAAACTTCATTTGGAACAGCTGGCAAAGCTATCTTCAACCCTTGAATTTCGTATATTTCACCTATTCGACCAGTTTTAGATATAACAATTATATCATTATTTTTGTCATAACCATACATCCATTTTTTAGACTTATTAAGTCTTTTAATAGTGTTGATCTTAACAGGTTCAATTACTTTATATAAACTTTGCTCGTAACTCATTTAGATCTTCCTTCTGCAAAACCTTTAAACACTCTATCTTTTTTTTCTTCAGACGGTTTTCCTTCAAGTATACTTTCCTCTTCTTGTATACGATTTAATATTTCAAAAGCATCAAATATAGCTAGCTTTTTAGTCGCGGCCGCGTTCTTTAATCTATCAGCAGATACATCATCTTCAGTATTTGTGATGATTTGCTCTTGGGCTACTTTTATAAGCTCTTGAACAGCTTTATGCCCAGCTTGGATTATACTCTTCTTCGTTTCCTTGATATTCATATTTAATTGTAATAAACTTATTCATAACTCTGTATAATCTTTTACCATCAACAACAAATTCGTATGTTGAAAATGGAGTGAAGCCAACTAGTTCTCCGCCTTGAAATTCGCCGTCAGTGTACTTAACGATACCAATACATTGTTCTTCTTTTTCTTCAGTAAATTTATTGCGATTTTTTATTGGCTGTACAAAGCAATACCCATCCATCGCTTTCCACTTAGAGTCCTTATATCTACTCCAATTTTGTAATCTACGATAAGCAAATATTTGATCTTCTTTAACAAAGTATTTATTTTCTTCAAAATAGCTTTTACTATTCCTTTCTTTGCCTTTAACATCGTGCCATCTTCTAAACACGTTGTGATGTACAATTACTATATCACCTTGCTTTACTTTACCTCTATAGTTTTTTGGAACAGCAATAACAGCAGCTTCTCTATTAACATATTCGTGGTTAAACACTTCAGAGTTAACGATTAGTTTTTTATCACCAACGTCTATAGAATTATTATATCGATCTCCTAAAGGTTGTATTATAAAATCGTTTAATGCTTGCATTAATATTCAAGATTGTATTCTACTGATATAGCCATATTTTTATTAAAATCTTTCCAAGGCAACACCTCTTCTTCTTTTCTAATATATATAGAGTACTTATCGTCTTCTTCTATAATATCGCATATAGTATGACCACCATACACATCCTGTCCAACAGAATAGTGCATGGCGTCAATTTTATAATCTTTACCTATTGTTATTTTACGAATTAGCTTGCTCATCTTCTGGATATTTTATATCGCCAGTATTAATGTCAATATCAACTTTGCCATACTGTTCTTCAAGCTTAGTATTTAATTCACCTAATCTTTTGTTTATAATATCAAGTTCGTGCAGCAAAGAGTGCTTGCGGGCCTCTATGTTTCCAACTTCTAGTTTAACTTTGTTAGATACAGAGACAATTTGTTGAACTTCTTGCAACTGTTCGTTTGTAATTTTTTCTGGTCTAAGGTTAGTTACCTTAGGCGTCTTTCTTTTTGCCATTATTTAATTTAATTTAAGTTAATTGTTAATTATTAATTACTATTACAGGCCGTGCTTTGCGACCATATCGCTTGATAGTGTTCTTACTTGAGACTCTGAAAGAGCCTCTGTGAAAACGCCTAGTTCATATAAATGCATATTTCCTTGTGGCACGCTAGTACCTCCAGCTGGGTTTTGATATGCTCCAAAACCACCTATTTGATCTATTACAAAATCTACATCTAAACTAAAATCAGTGTCTGATATTTCTTCAAAAAAGAAGTTACCAGTGCTCTGATATACTTTAACTATAGCATTAGCTCCAGCGTCTTTAGTTATACAAATAAAATTAGGATCTGTTGACGCGATTACACCTTCATCAAACTGCTCTATACCTATTTCATCAATAACACCACTTTGAGTAGCTTTTATATTAAAGTATGGATCTATCCCATCTTCTTCTGGGCTGTATACATATATACTTGATCTGTCATTATTATCAGTATAACTTCCTGTTACAATCTGATAAGCAAGACCTAATGCTCCAGGCGTAGCTTGAGCTGAAACAAAGAATATAGTAAAAGCATCTGTTAAAGAAATAGCGCTACTAAGATTTAATACGTCAACTTGAGCGGAGGCAGATTCAAAAGGAAAGCTAACTCTAGAGTTTACCGTGTCATGTACAGGCTTTCGAGCATCTACAACTTGACTAACAGTTACGCTGCTGCCATCAACTAAGTTTTCCATAGAACTTACTAGTTGAGTACCGCCAACATCAGAAGAAGTTACGTTAAGACTAGATATATGAAGAACTTTTGAAGATAAATCAAGCACGCTTTCAAACGAGCCTCCACTTACCATACTATTTCCTAATCCTAACATTAGTCGCCTATATAAGCTAAAATACTTCCAGAGCTAACGTCTATCTCGTTCCATCTGCCATAAATAGTTGAGCCTTTTGGAAACGTAACCGTATCAACAACTTTACCACCAGACCCTTGATCTGTAGTTTCTGCCGCTGCAGCTAAATCGTTTGCCGCTGTTTCAGTATTTATATACTTGGTAGGCTCTGTAGAAACTAAGCCATTACTAGAATCAAATACAGTGTCTGTTAGCATAGTTATGGCTATAAACACTTTGTTTGTTGGAGGCTTAATAGCATCACTACTAGATGTAGTGTATGTGCTACCTAGCTGTCCAAAGCCATAAGATACTTCTGTTGAATTTATTCCCATTTTATTTTTTTACTTTTTCAATTGAGCGTCCTCCAAAATAGGCCCCAATTACAGTTATTAATACTAATTGTAAAAGATCAACCCATTTGTCTTCTACATTAAACATAATCACACCTGCATCAATAAAAATTAGTAGAGTTGTACAAACAACTAACCACGCTAATACAAGTGGACGTATTGATTTGCTGAGCCACGAGTCAGAACTCATATCTGACTGCCAACGAGCCGTGACTTGCTCTTGCATTTTAGTTTCGCTGTCTAATAGCATTTGTTTAATCTTAGCTTTAGCAGCTTCTCTTTCTTCGTCTGTGGTTATTACTTCATCTAGTATACCTTCAGCATTTTCAATTACCTTGCCGAATAAACCACCTAATAAACCGTTTATCATATTAAATTTTATTTGCTTCCCACGGTAAGTTTTTATCGCCTTCCGCGTATTTTTTTCCAGTATGAGGATTCATTATATAACCATTACCTCTTGGCCAAACTTCACCTTTATAGTATACTGCGTTATCATCGTATGTTTCAGATCCTATTTGCATAGCTGTTCTATGTTGAGCTTCGTGATTAGCAACGTAACCAACCATGTCATCTGAAACGCTTTTATCTATGTATATAGATCCATCGTCATTAGCTTCACCTAAAACCCCGTCACCTAAATTCTTTCTAAATATTTTAGTGTTACTAGAGTTTTTAATATTTCTTTTTTCTGAACCTAATTTAAACGTCATTATCTATCTGAGTCTTTTATCATATCATCAATAGCCTTATTGAAGACTTTGTCAGTAT